TATACCACCTCCAATATTAGGCTGGCTATCAAGCACAAAGCCCTCTGGCAGTCCCATCTCTGGTTTATTATCTAAAACAAAGCCTTCTGGTAGTCTCATTGTATTGGTTGCCAAGTTTTACCTCCATCGTACGAAATAATCCGTTCACCTGTCTTTGGATTAGTAGCTGTCATAGGCTGTCCCTGCCCCGCTGGCTGCCCAGCCATAGGCTGTTCCTGTGCGGTTGCCTGTGTTCCGCTATTTAGTACCGGATATTTTTGAAACGTACCTGATTGTGCAGTCTGCAACTGTGTGTAATCATTTAATGCCTTTGTTTGTGCTTCCTGCTGGCTCATGCCATTTCTGACAAGATGTGCAACGTAATTGGCTATTCCCTGCTGTGCATTTTGTGTGCTGATAGTATCGTCAAGGAAAGTTCTTTTTGTGTCCTGTGGAAAATTCAGGAAATCTTCAAGTTTTTGCTGACTCTGTGCGCCTAACTGCTCTCCTTTTTCCCCAGCCTCTCTTATTGACTGCATACGATCGGGGTATCGCTTATTTAGTTCCTTTTCGTAGATAGCCTTTTTACTATCATCCACTTCGTCATCCCATTTAGTGTAGAGTTTATCAAAAGCAGAGAAGTCATCTTTCTGTCCAGTTCTTGGCCTGCTCCCAAGACCTACCTTGTATTCGTAAGCCTTTTTTGATTGCTCTGGTGTCAATCCTTGCTTCTGGTAATATTGCTGCCAATCAAAAGATGGGTTGCTGAAACTGGCCTGGCTGTTCTGACCCCTATTCATTAAGCTCATTGCTGCCTGCTGTCCAAACTGAGTATCCATCACCTGTTTATTCTGCATCAAAGTATCAAGAGACTCATCGTCAGATAATCCGTTTTTCCTCGACTGATACATCGTTTCAACAACCATCTGCTGAGCTGCCTGCTCTTTTTGCTTGGCGATCTGTAATGGTATTTGTTGTACCATCTTATTAACAAAAGATGTTGCAAATTGTTCACCAAAACTTGGTTGTTCTTGTTCACGTATAACTCTAAAATTAGGCATTATTTTTGCCTCCTGAATTTTATTAAGCAAACATAGTTCCTGTAGATGTTAATGTTCCACCAAGGCCAGGTGCTGCATTACCACCTGCCCAAAGACCACCTGACCCTCCAAGTAAAGCACCTCCAAGTAAAGCACCTCCTGCTATCCCTAACCCAGTACCCAATGCACCACCTAATGCACTACTAAAACCACTCTTACTTTTACTCTTATAGTAATATCTCGTCTCAGATAGTATCGGCTCGGCGAGTTTGTATTGGTATTGATATGGTGCAAGTAGTTCCTGCATTGCTGCCTCGTACATTGCATCATTCTGTTGTTGCTCAATTTCTCTCGGTAGGTTACCAAGTGCTGTGGCCTGCGCAAGGTTCTGTGTCTGCTGACTGGTAACTTGCCCCGATACCTGTGCGGCGTTATACATCTTGTTACGCTCGTTCTCGTAGAGTTGTCCTAACTCTCTTAACATCATCGAGTCATATTGGCGATTACTATCTGCCTCCACGTTTGCTGATGGTGAGCTCTTGAGCATACCACCTAATTGACTGCGTTGCCTTATATCGGTCTGCGAATCAGCCTTCATCTGGTTTGCTGTCTGCCTGTAGCCTTTCCAGTAAGGCGAATCCTGCGGATTATAGCCACCTTGTAAAGTGTCCTGTAATTGCTGTTGACTTAATTCGTAGTTCTGCTGCATACCTGGCATTGACTGTTGAAGATAGCTTTGCAACTCCTGCTGAAATGGTGTCATTTCTGCAATGTCCTGAGTAGGGAATTGCAAATCTTTTTGTAAATTGTCCATCAGCCAGCTTCTTGCAGTGTTCTGATCCGGCGTACTTGGTATTAGTTTCCAGCCCATTATAGACCTCCATCATCGAGCCTTTGCTCAATCTGTTCTATTTCACTTGTCTTTAATCTGTGCATCTCATCTGAGACCTTTATAAAGTCGTTAAATTTCTTAATCAAACCCTCCAGCGTTGTTACATTCACTTGCTCAAAAGGTAATGCCTTTGGTGATTTCATTATCTATCTCCACTTGGTAAAAATTCAAATTCCATTCCGGCAAAGCTGAATTTATTGTCAGTCTCTAACTTTATAAGGAAATGCCTTGCCCGCTCATCTACCGCTAAGAATTTTCGCAAAATAGCCTCATCACCAGTCAGGGCAATATCGCCCATACTCCGCCAGTCTTGCTCATTGTCGCACTTAACGTAAAGCGTTGCCGATCCTGTGCTTTCTTTGCGTACATAGACATAAATACCCAAGAGTCGCTTATAGATACTCAAAGCACCCTTATTAGCTAAGTCAGTTGTCAAGGTGAAATAACTGGTATAACTCTGGTCATCGTCTGTATATGCCCCGTTAAATTCGTATGTATGACCCTCAGAATCACCGCACAGCTGGACAGGGAAGTCCGGGTTAGCACTTGCATCATCCCACGAGTTCCAACCAAATGTGTCCCATGTAGCAAAGGGAAGTGTATCCCAAGTATAAGAATCCTGACGGTTGTATTCACCAAAGGCGGTAACGGCAATCGCCTTTTCCATCCACTTACCGTTTGTATAGACCAGAACCTTATTATTCGCAGTTGCCGAGTTGCCATGCGGAACTGCCCAGCAGACCTCATCGTATTCAATGATATAAGTTGCCCTGATAGTCTTTGTTTCTTCTGGGTTAATATCCCTTGCTGTGTTCTTTACGCCCTGGCTGATACGGCCAAGTGTAGCCTCCCTGAACGATTTATCCGTTGCGTACCAGTATAATCTTCCGTCCTCGTCATTTATAACACTGCCCGGGGCGATACAGCCAATAGATGGGTTATGAGACGATTGATTGAATACTAAAGAACCGCCGGTAAACCAGAGCTTTCTCGTACTCCACCGCTTGAATATTATCAGGTAACTTCCCCACTTGCCAAACCCACCGGTAAGCTCACCCTCACCCTCAACGTATGAGTTTCCTGAATCACTTCCCATCCAGTCGGTACTTGTTCCCACTCCCTCGCCGATCGCAGACCAGTAGATATAATGCTGGTATCTCGTACCATTTGACAGGGTAACATCGCCAACGATAAGGTAATTTTCGTAAGAAGCGATAAAGGCGGCCTTTTCGATATACTGACCGCTTGAAACCTCAATACCGCTTGCCGTATCAATAGGAGATGTAGAAGCCCCGGAGCCGTCCCAGTATTGTGGCTTATCCTCATTATTGGTCATTACCATGTAATCGCCGTACTGACATGCGTCCCAATACTCACACTCTGTACCGCTGAACAATTCTATCCACATCGTCAAACTTGGAAGCCAGTAATAGACGTGCGTCTTGGTAAAAGCAAGTAACCGCTCAGTCTCACTTGACAGCATGAACCGCTCATAACGCATTATCTCATTGCCATCTGGAGTAACTACCTTGCGGAAATCCTTACTTGTAGGCTCATTGCTTGTAACATATTCAGTATTATAGAGATGGTCATAAGAGTCTATTACATCACCTGATACACCGATAGTCGTATCGCCTGAGACACTAACAGAAGTTACGGCATAAGTAGTATAATCGCCTGTCGTACCGGAAGTTTCTGGCTGTTTGTAAGCACAAAGCGTATCGCCAGTAGTGAACTCCGCCGACTGGTCATCTGCTATTGTCAAGGTATCACCAGAAGTATCAACACTGGTTATCGCATAAACATCACGCAACAACTCCTTTTTGCGCATCTTCGCCGTTCTTACCTCACCGTCCCATATCTGGACGTTCTTATTTTCAGGCGTAAAGGCATTGCGCAAGAGGATGTTTGGGGCATCTTCTCGCTGACCGAGTGACGGAGATAAAATTGAGAATTTATTCATTTAATATCCTATTGCAAACCATGTAAACCCTTCTTCTCCTCCTTCGTTTGGCTGTATTACTGTTATCCCTTCGGTATCATAGTTCTTTATTATTGTCTGTGAGTAATGTGACGCACTACCTTTAAGTGTCACTAAAGCTGACACGATCCCAGTTGGAAATTTAGTTGCAAAAGTAACTGTCTGCTCACCAGACGAGCAAGACTTGTAACCAGATTTAACTATTCGCCCACTTGGTTCTGTGACACTTTCCCCACCCTCATATTTCCACTCATCAAACGATAATGGTGCAGGTGTTGAATCACCGCTATAATATTTCCTCTGATCATCCACATACTTCTTATTGGCTATCCCTGTATTCTCAGCCGGTGCCGCATTTGTTGCCGTTCTTATTGCATCAGGAACAACTGCAACATCGGCATCGTCCGCTTCGTTACGTCCAGCCTTAATCAAATTAACCGTACCACCATCACCGGCTTCGTTCTCTGCCGTCAGGTATGTATCGTTTTCAAGTGAATTTGCCTCTTTGATATTGACCTTACCGCCCTTTGTTATCTGAACAGGGTCATCGTCAGTATTCTGATAGACAAGCTCGTTTTCGTCCTTTGTTGTACCGTTTGAAACAGCTAAAGTATTATTGTCTAAAGTCGAATCGTCTTGTTTTTCCGCAAAGCGAACCTGCCTGTGTTTACCCTTGTCGGCATCTGTTACCTGATTGCCGGTCTTTTCCCAGTAATGGTCAACATCGTTTATCTCCTGATTAGCATCAGCAAGAGTCCTTATAGCGTCATCGCCCAACTTCGGGTCAGAAGAACCTTCAGGCTTACTTACATCGTATGTACTCATAATTTATATCCCTTCTGATTAGAATTTAGACAGGTTTCCAGTGTATGCGGTTTGACAACAGGCGGAGGATCATCATCGTCCATCGAGAGCCATTTCATTTCTCGCTCATAAAGAACAATCTGTTCTTCCATCCGGTCGTAAATCTCATAATCCTCATAAACCAGCGAAGCACAGAGTCGATAAATTGCCCTCTTGTATTTCTCACCTAAGAGAATGGTAGTTAAGTCGCTTGGATGCTCGTAGGAATAATAAAGTGTATAATCCTCTGTATCGGATTCGTATCTGTAATATATCTTATCACCCTTGACAACGTAACCGTGAACCCTGTCTCTTAGATACTCGTCAAATGTAATAGGGTTTAAGACAAAATCAGTATCAACGACAAAAGAATCAACATCAACAAAGTTACTCGGTTTATCTATATAATTAGTGCTGGATAATGTTCCTGTAGCTGATGTTTTTAGATCGCATGTTCGCCTTGTGATACGAAGCAGAGCCTCGTAAAGAAAGTCCTCGAACTGTGCCGCCGTCAGTGACCTTTTGGTTATCTGGTTTACCCTTGTTAAAATATCACCGGAAGTCATAATAACTCCAAAAAATAAGGGGGCAGGTTTCCCCGCCCCCAATTAAACTACAAATTCACCGCAGTATCAACAGTAATACAGCCGAAATCAACGGAGTTGAAAACAGTCTTTTTGACACCATAGATCATATCGGTGTGAACACCGAGTTTAGTCTTGTAGTCAAAATCTTCTTCGACCCATGACGGCATTTTACCGTAACCCATAACCGCAGCTTGAGCACCGCAGAACAAACCACGAGCAACATAGATACCCGAAGCACAGACATCGCCTGTAGAATCGAAGAACTCTGTTCTCGCTGTACCGTTAATACCGTAACGAACATGACACCAAGGTGTTTCCTTGATAACAACGCCGTCCCAGATACCCAAAGCACCTGTAAACAGGGCGTTCTTCTTACCCCTGATACCGGCATCTCTTTGAGCCTGAATCCATGCAGTCTCGTTTTTCAGACTCTTTGCCTGATATGGACTGATGAACATCAGGTAAAGCCTCTCGCCATCTACCATAACCGGTCTGATAGGACTCAGGAACTCACCTGAGGTATTAAAGGTGGTTTCTGCCATCAGCTTGACCGCGGAGATAACCTTTGTACCAAACAGGTTGTCAGTAGAAGAGTCGATTGCCGCATCGTTAGCAACACGCTCAAGCGTACCACCCGCTGTTTGGCCACCGAAGAAGTACCTCAAAGAAGTAGCACTCTTCGTACCGATAGCCGTTTGGTCAATCGTTGCGATAGAATTACCAGTTGTACTGGTCTCAAGTTCACCAGTTCTATGGCCTGGGAAACTCACATTAGCCAGACCTGACAAGGCAGTGATGAGATCGGAAGCCTGTTTCATCGCAGACCACTCACCAAGAGCCAGTTTAGCCTCGTTTCTGAGGTTAAAGATTGAACTCTGGTCGGTCATATTACCGGCCTTGCGAACAGAATGACCTCTTTCATGAATCTGGTAATTCATATCGTGGAAAACCAGAGCTTCTTCGTTACCCTCATAAGTCTCGTTGTCGGTCTCACCGTTGTCATCGAGCAGGGCACGAAGACCAACAATCATCTTATCGCCTTTGTCTTTTAGAAAATCTTTTTGTATCTGGATAACAGAATCACTTCCGGTACCCATATACGGAGCCAGTGGGTTGTTTGCAAACGCATGTTTGAACAACTTCGCTGACCATTTCTGTGGAATGAAATTCGTATTAGACGAATCTCTCAAAAAAGTAGTATTTGCCATTTCTTAAAACTCCTTACTCCTCGGAGCTAAACACCTCATTGAAAATGTCATCGTCCGAAGGAACATTGTTGTTGTCTTCTTTTTTTGGCTTTCCTGTAGGAGTTGAAACACCAAGAGTAGAACGAATCTCATCGAGTTTCGCTTTTGATATATCATAGAGTACCTGAGCCGGTTTAGCTGAGCTAAACGCCTTTTTGCGATCAACGTCATTTATCAGACCAAGATTTTTTGCGGTATTCACTACCTTTTCAAAGTCGGCATTGGCCTCTTTAGCTTCTTTCTCAGAAGCAATAGCAAGCTGCCTTGTCTGTTGAAGCTGTGAAGCCATCCTATCTTGTTCGATAATGCTCTTGACCTGCTCTACAATATCAGCATTGGATTTCTGGGGATTTGCTCTTTGCAGACTTGAAACGAGTTTTTTAACCTCGCCTCTTGTCAAAAGATCATCCTCATCACCTGCAAGAATCTCATCTACTGCGAACTTTGCCCCGTCCGGAGGGGATTGAGAGAATCCTTTCAGTTTTTCCTCTGCGTCTCTTCTTCTCTGGCGTTCTTCTTGTAGTACATGTACTGGTACCATGGTTGGTTCTTTTTCAGCTGCCTTTTTTTCTGGCTCACTATCTAAAAAACTTTCCATAACAGACGGAGTTTCCTCTGTAGTATCTTCGACCTTTGTTTCCGGTTCTTTCACTTCCGGCTCTTCGGTCTCTGTAACCTCAGTTTCTATTCCTGCCTCTTTCATACCTTCGTCTACAAATTCATCTACATTAACAGCCATAATTTTACTCCTTTTCATTACTGCACCGAGTCACTTAGTGCGATTCCTGCAATTTGCGGCTTGCAGTTTGCCGAAACAACGGTGATACAGCTCACCGGAAAGCCCGCCTCTTGGCCAAGAGGCAATAAAAAAAGCCCTGCTCTATGCGCTTAATTGCACACAAAACAGGGCTTCTGTTTTTCAGATTGTCCCTAATAATTATTCAGTTATTAAAAAGAGCTATGTTTTTAGTTTATCAAATTTCTCTGAATATTTCACGTTTATATTCGGAACATTACCATTATTAAAATTAAGCTCGATCTGACCGTAAAAATCCGGCCTCTTAGTTAAGAGTTTGTCGAGAAATTTATCTATTTGAGTAATTGTCTTTTCTTTTTTAGTTTTTATACTCATATTCTCGCCATCTCCAATAAATCTACTGTATGGAAATGCTTACAAACTATTGACGGATCAACCCATAAATCGAATCCCGCGGCTTTTATCTTATCTGTGAAGTAAAAATCCTCGCTCAGTGTAACCTTGCCGAGGTCATCTCTTACTGTTACCTGATAAGGCGGTTTAATCTTCTCTAAAACACACCTTTTAATCAAAATAGTAGTACCACCAACACGCTCTGCCTTGAAAGGTTTGTTTGGCTTTTCGTCAATCTTAATTTTTTTCAATTTATCACCGTCTTTTACTACCGCCGACCACTGCCATTTTTTATTTGACTGACGATATATCGGCGTAAGACCAGCAATCACCGGTTTATTCAAACTCAACAATTTCTCAATCGCATAGTCAGGCGGTGCAGTGTCGGCATCAAGAAAGAATAAATGCGAAAACTCCTTATGTCTCAAGAAAAAATCTATAATATCGTTCCTACCGTCCTCAGAAGTGCGGGAATAGATAGTTCTTATCGCCATACCCCTTTGTACCGCCTTAGTACAGAACATAGCCGCTTCATGATTGACGTTCTTACTCTGGGGAACAGGCATACCTATCAGCACATTAGCTGATAACTGCGTATTCCTGCGTCTTATTGTTCGCTTCTTAGACATAAATTTCCTTAATATCTGACTTAATAACTGGCAATGGATATTTAGACCTAAACCTTTTTTTGTCGTCAGCGAAACTTGACGCACCTAATTTATAAATCTCATCTGGTTTCTTTCCGGTTTTAAGGTAGTGGCGATGGTCAAAACTTATCTGGAAGCATTTAACCAACTCACCATCCCGAACCGTCCTTACAAATAAATCTGTATCACAGTAATTATGACAAAACTGTTCATCAAAAATATAACCATGTTTATCGTACCAGCCCTTTGTAATAACCGGGTGGGTAGGCTGTTGGTCAAACAAGCCATCTTTGACCCATATCACCTTGTCGGGATTTTGCTCGCATACAGTCTCGATATGCCATAATCCACTCTCAGGATAAAGATCATCAGCACCGCATATAAAAACATCCCAGTCCTTTATTTTTCTTGCCATTAAATTCTGGTTCTTAGCAAATGATTGTAATTCACCCTCAAAGAGATAGTCCACTTTATCTTTGACGGCCTTGATTGTCTCATCGTCCCATGTATAAATAGCTATATCGAAACCACAAGCCTTACGCCATTTCTCAACGACCTTGCGAATCTTATCAACTCTGTTTCCAGTTGGTATTGCTAAAACTATCTTCATATCGTATAGTTAGCCCTATAAAAATACATTACCTTGTCAATAAACACCTGTGTTTTAATTTTATTGTCAACCATCAGCCAACCTGCCATATAATTATCTTCATTGACAGTTACATGAGGAAACTCAAAAGTACTCAATATCTCTCTGCGAACCGGCGTTACATGCTGAATATTGCGAAGATAGACATCGTCCTTTAAAGACCATTGAATGTTCTCTCTGGAATAATGAACCCGCCGCTTAACATTGTTTACACTGGATTCAATTTCGCCCCAGAAGCCTACGCAATCAGGCTTACTTTCAATAGCCTTTAATATTTCCTCGACATAATACTCCGGTACAGCATCATCATCGTCAATAAAGACTATATATTCACCTATCGCACTATCCAATAAAGACTGTCTTTTTTCACCAATAGTACGTTGCCTATTATCAATATTCAGCAGTATTTCAACATCTTTAGTTGCTTGACAATTTAAGGTATCAAGTAATCTTTTAATACTCTCTGACCTTTCGGTCAACGAACATATCAGGATACTCAGTTTCATTAAAGACTCGTCCCGATCTTTGCAAATGCCTGTTCGACTACCTTAGCCTGATACAGAGCATCGGTAGTTTCTGATTGTGCAGCGACAGAGATAGCTTGTATGTCTGTTACCTGTGAAGCGTCTGTTATCTTGCCACCCTTTTCTACGATTTCCGATATTGCGTTTAATGCGTATTCTGCACCCGCCGCAAATGTTGCTGTTACTGCCATTATAATTCTCCTTTATATTTTATACTACTTGTGGTTGTGCAGGCTGAGTTTGCTGTTGCTGTGCCGCCTGCCGTAAACGTTCTTTAATTTCATCCTTATTAGTTAAATCTGTAGAATCAATCAGCAGGTCAGGTGGTACTAAACCATACTTATCCTGTATCTCTGACAATTCCAGATAATTACTTAATCTTACAGTCGGTGCCGTCGGTGATAGATCAACTTTAACACCATACTCAACTGTCTCGTTCTTCTTCAAATCCTCCATCTGTAAGCGTACCGCGTAGCCCTTAATAACCTTATCCCACTGATCCCTTAACATCGGGTAATGTTTCAGGTATATCTGTGCCGATTCCATACCCGCTTTGATAGTCTGCATTACAGCAAGCCTATCCGCTGGCCGTGTCATTTGCAAAACCTGCTGAGGATCAACATTAGGTTGCATCGGCTCAGGAAGTCCCGCACCAATCTTTAATTCAAGCTCGTTTTTCGCTGCTGTCAAATTGGCTTCTGTTAACAATGAAGATTCTGAAACTACCGCTTTTATCTCATCATCGGTATAAATCTGCATTGCACGAATAGTATTTAGAATGAACTTACCAAACGATTGCAAAGTAGAATAAAAGTTTTTGAATATTGCCTCAGTAGTAATCTGACCTTGCTTTTGCTTGAGGTAAATAGCACGTCCTGACTCTGCCTTCCCTGAATCATAACCCAGCGTTGCGTTATCAATACCAGATACTTGCTTGACATCACCTTCAAATTGCTCGGCATTTATCATGTGTCCGGTCGATGGTATATTAGGCTGGAACTTGTCAACTTTACCGCCATAATCAGATTCATCTATTACAGCACCCTCTACACTACCATAGTTCGCTAATTCTCTTTTTTTCTTCTTAGTACCACCTCCAACTTTGAATCCAGAATTGACCGTCTGGTTAAGTAATCTGGTGTACTGTGTGCGGGCTATGTTTTCTTCTCGGTTCAAGGATATGATATTATCAAGTACACCGAAGCAATAGCCATTATCAAAATGCGGACTGAACCGGAATATCGGATAATCGCTAATAGTCTCGCCGAATGGGTTCTCTACGTCATCTAAAACAAAACGACCTAACATAATCGTCTGGTGTAATCTCTGTGTTACCTTGCGGATTGTGAAACGTGTAGATTTACCAGCCTTACGTTCAAGTATGTCGATTTTCTTAGTCTCAATCTTGCGTTTGCCGGTCTGATGGTCAATTACCAATAAACCCTTGATTTGCTCTTTCCAGAATACCTCACGAATCCTATACCTGAATTTTTTGTACTGCTCGTCTCCGTCTCTATCACCTGTATCAATATCAGCATCATCTAAAAGAAACGCTAATACTCCGTTAGAATCTTGCCCATCGTCCGATATACCTACTCCTTGCTCAACCGCCTTATCTATCGCAGAACCATATTTATTTTTCAGATAATCCTTATCTACCCAAGACTTGTCAATAACGTATTTGGCCGAAGCATTTACATTGTACTCATTAGCAGTTGGGTCAACATCTATATCGCAGGTCGATCTAACCTTAAAAGTTATCTGACCGTTCGGATTCCTGTCCTTATCAATATCTGCCCGGATATAACTATCACCATCAACAACGCCCCTCTTAAATAACCTCGAATAAACGTACTCGCCACCCTCATCGCTACTCAAATCTTCCGTATGCTTAATAAGCTCGGTATATATGTTGGCTGAACCCTCTGTCGCACCTTTGCGAGGCCTAACTTTGATCTGCTGACTATTCTGGCTCTGCATACCGCAAAGAACCAATATAGTAGGCAAGCAACGGTTAATCGTGTGAGGCTTAACGCCCCGGGTCTTGTAATAATCCCATTCGTCCTTAGTCCACTGAATACCGCGAAGAAAATCCTGATTAAGTACCGCTCGGTCTTTACGGTCTTGGAGTTTCTGGCTACTCTCAGCGTGCCTGATAAACTCTAAACATTGACTTGCTATTTTTTCATTTGTCATAATTAACTCGCAAACTGCGGTATAGTTACACTGATATTTGATTCTATTACTTGGCCTTCACTCGGCTCTACATTCCTTAGTCCCCATACACCCATATTCCACATCTCAGCCCTATCAGGTGAACAGCCCAAGTCCTTCTTGATCTGCTCTTTGGGAACAATCTTTATTTTACCTGATGAATTAGCTACCATAAAACGAGAGGCATAAGGTAATTGTCTCACAACCTCCTGCCATTTCTGCCCGGGATGGTCTATTTTATTATCCTCAAGCTGTTTCTTTGAGTACCAAAATGACTCAGCCCTGCAATTAAGAAATCTCTCATCGGTCGAAGCGTAAGACTCTTTGAACTGCTGGACATTTTTATCTAATTCTTTGAGCCTACCAGCAACACCACCGCCTACGCCAACTGTAGCAACTATAAAATCATTGCATTTATGCTCGTTACTGAATATCATCGCCCGGCCTGCTATTTTCATCTCATCCGTTTCATGACTAATGTCCATATCAACAATATGACCGTTCTCAATCAAGCCCATACAGCACTCATCACCACCGGTAGCTGTATCAATAGCAATAATTCGCTTGATATATGGTCTATAAACCTTACGTTTCGCCGCCTCATCGAGTAATTTTGAAGTAATAAGCGTCATTTCTTCACTTGTTACCCGCCTGCATTTAATTTCTTGATCGTAAAACACTGGTGTCATATCATTCTTCGCCGAGGCAAGGGCATCTTTAGTCATCAAACCAGCAAATTCACCATCAACTCTCGAAGCAAACCAGTTATCTAAAAGCTTCTCAGCCACTCCGCAATCTGGAAGTGAACCACCATCACCAATACAAGCGGCGTGATTAAACATCATCGTAGCATGATTAACGCCTTTGGGCGTATAGAGGAACATTGCCCACCTAAATACATCATCACCCAAATGAGGCGGAACGGGACCCGCTTTGATAGGTCTGAATATCTCTGTCCATGTATTCTCTTTAATCAAAGCCCATTCGTCAAACACAACACCAATAGCATCTATTCCACGAAGCGAATCAGGATTGTCAGAACCACCAATTTTGAGCATCGAGCCATTGGGAAACTTGACAAGCATTTTTTGCTCATTAAGATCACAAACACCATTTGGTAAATACGCTCTAAGCATGTTTGGATCATCCCAAACAATATTTCTTGCCATTACCTGAGTTGGGGCAATATAAACATATTTACTGTTAGGATTCTTAAAACACTCTCTTATAAGCAAGTTAATCGCAAGCGTTGTCTTTCTGTGCCGTCTCGCCCATTCAAGAATGAAATAATTACACTTGCCACCATCAAAAGCACGGAAAACCGCCTTCTGATGCTTGTGCATACCATCCAAAAATTGTTTAATTGGTATCTTCATTCTTAATTTCTGAAAAATTCACTATCTCTAATGTCTGTTTTTCGCTACTTGTCGCCTCGCCTCTCATAATCGCGAGCCTATCACCTAATGTCTTTTCTATCCTACAAAGATCACCGATACTTATTTTTTCACCTCCTTCTAACAGTTCAACCAGTTTGTTTACTGCAAAGCTCACTCCTCTACCATATTTTCGCTCTCTGGCATCTAATCTGGCCTCTACTGCCTTTCCCTTTGATTCTCTATACTTAATCAAATCATACTTTTTTAATATACCACGAAGTGATTCACCGGTAGTTTTATAATCTAAAGCAATATCGTCTAACGGTTCACCATCAGCATATCTGGCAGATACTTCAGCGAATATCTGCTCTCTATCAGCTTCGGCGATTGTTTCACCAAACAGTTCCGCAATCTCGTAATTAGGTTGTTCTAAAGGTTTAATCATTTTTAATAGTAGCTATAAAATGCCGAAACGTCTCCTGCCTGCCCTGTACCAGGGTCAACACCATCAGCCTCTGTTATCTCAACGTAGAACCACTCATACCCACAGGTATCGAAAACCAATCTCGAACACCTGTTTCCACCGCTATTGTCCACCGTTCCAATCGTAGTTATCCATGTATCAGTGCAGGTCAGAGTGTCGGCATAGAATATATCTGTAACAGCCGCACCGGATGGATATGTCACAACGTCCATCGTACCAAGCGTCCCCGTTCCACTGCACACAAGAGCCGCGGGGCCATTGATAGCCCGCCACGCATATATTTTATAGCTAAATGTCTTATCCGCAGCAGAGCCACCAGCAAATATAATCTCAATACCATTCGCCGTTGATCCTCTCTCAGTGTTAGGTCTTATCTGAACCGCACCGGACGGCATACTTGCGAAATTACCCTTGCTTGCCGCAAGATCAATAGTCGTTGCATCCTCATCAGCCGCTGCCCTCAAGAGGTAATAAGGGGAGTGAACCGTCTGATCGACTACAAAGGTAGCACCTACCAGACAAACTAAAATAACCGCTAACATAAAACCTGCTAATATCTTCTTCACTTTAACAATCCTCACTTTCTGTGAATTCATTTATTCCAAAATATTACCATCAATTTGAGCCGCCGCCCTGGCCAACTTGGTTTTACCTCTGCGATATTCCAGCATCGCATACTCAATAAGTTTCTTTTTGAACCACTGTATTGGGGTGTATTCGTCTTTTAGCGTTTCATCTTCTTCAGACGTGTGAACTTGAGGAATAGGACATTGAGCTAAAAACCCATTCTTAAATTCCGTAAGCTTTTCATCTGGTATTGTAATTGAAAAAATCATAATTACCTCTAATTCTCACTTTCTATAAATTCAAATGGATAACCTTTTACATCTTTTTGTAATTTAAGTGCCATTAGTTCTTGTACTCCATAAACGCTTGTAATAAACTTATTGTGTTATTCACATTTGCAGTTACCCAGTCAATTGTAATAACCACGTCCATATTTGCTTCTGTATCTATATCCGCTAAACTAACTACATGGTCTTCAGCAAGTATTTCAACATCGTCTTGAAGAGTTGCATGTATATGTACAGCCCTTTTCCCAGCCGTTGCTCCATCAGTAAGGGTTCTTTGTGTAGCTTCGGCTATAATATGCCAATGAGCATCAGTTATTGCTTTTTCTGAAATATTGAGTGATGCTGCTTCATTTCCTGTAAGGCCACCAACCCTAACTCGTAAGATAAAATCATTAGCTGAGCTATTTCCATTATTAGAGACAAGTCCATTTGCAAAAAACTTAAAAACATTACCTACTCGCAAGCTATTAGCAGGCATAGGGCCTGTCCACAGCACTGTTTCAGCCGCTTCATTGGCAACGGTTACAGTTTCCACTGCAACATCATTTGTCCTATCAATTGCCCTGCAAGTAGCTACATTAGTAATGCAAAATTTGCCAGTGTCATTTCCAGTACCATCATCTATATAATTTATCGTTCCTGCTTCGGGTTCGGTTAAATTAGACCCAGCTTGGAATTTAAGCGGATATTTGCCAGCACCAGTATCGCCAGCGGGTAAAAGTACGTTACCAGTAGATGATATTTGGGTCTCATTTGTACCATCGCCGATAGATGCCACACCCGCATTGTCTATTGTCATTCGAGTCGTTAAAGTATCATCGTCTATTGCACAAGTTTGAAATATAATTTTAGAACCATATTTACCTGTAGAAAAATCTTCCTCTGCCTCAAAGCCAATTAAAGCACCAGTGCCATAAGTAGTATTTTCTGCGTTGCGTCCTTGACCTTGAATTTCACCTAATCTATAACCATCTAAAACACCGTAAGGTGCGATATTTCGTATTTGTTTGAATATGAATTTCCCACCAGTTCCATCGTGAGTATCATTTTTCTCAAATATCAACTCAGGACGATAAAAATATACTGAAGTAGGAGATATTGCGAGACCTACTTTTCCACCACCCGTGAGACCAATACTATCAGCGGCATTCCTAAATATCCCTGTATCGGGGTCATCGGTAAAATATAGCGTTGGAACTGAACATGTACCATTACCTATTGCTACTTTCGCTCCAGATACCAACCCCGAACTTTTAACATCACCATTAACATCCAATGCACAAGAAGGGTCATCATTGTTGATACCTACCCAGTTATTATTTGCATCAACGACTAAAACATCTCCATCTACAGAGAAATCTCCACCAACATCAGCAACCCCATTAACATCCAAAGTTTCAGTAGTGATCTTAAATGGCCCTGCATCCCAATCAGCAGTTAGCGGCATTGAGCCATCAGCATTAAGATACTCAGAAAAATCATAACGATTTCTATCACCAGAGAATAATAAACAGGGAATCAACAACAAAATTATTCCCGCTAATATCTTTTTCATTTTATTCTCCTATTTAATATCTATATCTAAGTCTTGTTCCAGCTGAAACTTCCAATGTAGCTATATCTATATCCATATGGTTTGGATATAGCAGATAGGACTCAATATAATCATTATCTATTACTCTCAATGCAACTGTAATTGTTTTTTTAGCAAACCTATTTCTTGTTCTACCCATCACAAAAGTCGGCTTAAAACCATGAGTCGCTATACCATCTTCTGGATAGCTTTCTGCATAATCTACCAAAAATGTGCCGTTATAATCAAAATCCCATTGATACGTTTTAATATTATTAGAACCATAATTACCTCCATCGGGGTCAGCAGAAGCAGAACCATCAAGAGTAATTATTTCACCAAAAACACTCCTTGATTTACTTATTGTTAAAACTGCAACTGGATTTACATTGCAAGCAAAAATATTTGTATAACAGAACAAAATAAGTAAAATTGCTAATCTTTTCATTTTAATTGCCCTTTCTTGATAACTGCTGCATCATATAAAGAACAATTTGGATAATTGTCTATCAAGAATTGATAAGCTTTATCAGCATCTGCCAGCTTATTTATTTCCTCAAGTGATTCAGCCAATCTATATGCTGCCCGCCATGAGAGATTGAAATCATTAGCGTCTCTGACAGTTTGAAAATAAGGTATTGCAGTATTATAATCATTAAGCTTTTGATACTCTAAACCTATCATGAAATCAGTATGTAATTTAGATGTTTCAAATTCTTTGATTGCTTTTTGGTGGTTGTCTTTGCTGCCTTCAATTTCCGCCATATACCTTATTACATCTTTGGTATATGGTGAATTGATATTGTTAGCAACATAATCATTGGCTAAAACTTTTGCTTCATCATTCTTGCCTTGACGCAATTTACTACTAATGCACCAATTAGCAACTCTATAAATATCAAGTGGTTCATTATAATCATTAGTGTAGTTTGTAATATAATTATCTATATCATCTTCATCACATTTAACCTTTGTACTATAATATATCATTAAATTTTTAGCTTCCCTAATCTGGATTGGGTTGGCTATAGGATTGTTAATTATATTATTGAGGTCAGTTGAAACATCAGCTAATTGATTAGACTCAATTCTAACATAAGCACTGGCACACATATTTTGATTTCTCTGGTCAGCATTTTGATTTGCATCATTTATAACTGAATTAAATAATGACAATGCCTCAGTTTCATCTCCAAGCCTAAAAGTACACCATCCTTTGTAAAGGATTATATTAGATAAAAGATAGGCATCTATATCATTACTGTCTTTAATTACATCATTACATAAATTAAGGGTTTCGATATAATCTTGATTATCATACTTCATTATAATAAGATCATACCTTGCTTCGTTAACTACATTAACATCATTGCTTTCTGCAATAACCTTCTGTAGGGTTTGCTCTGTAGTCAAACCTTTTATTGTTATATCCAGACCTTCTGTTTCAGCTGCCAAACACACACTACACATCAACAAAAATATTAAAATCTTTTTTAGCATTTATTTGCTCCTGAAGAATTTATCCTTTTACTCTTTTCAGTCTTGGGTTTTTTCTCACAGCTTTAGCAGAAGCCTTACGAGTCGCAGATGCAAGTATTGCTCCTGCTCTCTTCTTAGATATACCTTGCCTGTTCGCAATTTTGTTTTGCACTGCTTTGAATCCTGGATGTTTTTTAGTGTTTGCCATTATTTTTCCGCCTCTTTCAATGCTAATTTCATTTTAGAATTTATCAGAACACTATTGAGCTTATCGCATTTCTGCTGCACATCCGCGATAATCGCCTTGTGCTGATCTGAATCGGCAGGTTCGATACAAGAAATGAAGCTCTCAACGAAGCATTGCCAGCACTCCCAATTTGCCCAATCTTTTGGTAACCGCTCATCTTCATATCCGCATATCCTGCAAATAGCCATAGTTGCCCCGTGCAAAAAAAATGCACCTTCAAATACATTGTATTGTATATTTCGGACAAATGCTATCAATACAACATAGGTATAATAAACTTTTTGACTATTGCGGACTATTGCGGTGTATTGCTCTTGTATGCTTTTTTGAGATAAAAAAAATATTGAATTGTATACCAAATCACCCCTTTAATTGATAACGATAAAGTGAATGTTTTTCAAGTACACTCTTATGCCATCCCTTTTTCTTTGTGTGATGATTGCCATAGGAATATTGTGGTAGTTCATTTCTGTCAACCAAACGCTGTATCGTACTGATCGACAAATCCATCTGGTTAGCTAACTCGATATTTGTAATAAAGTCTTTACTCATTGTTGCTCAGTACCCCGCTTTCTTGGCTGCTTCAAGTGCTTTATCTGCAATACTTGTAATGTACTGCCAAGACAAACCTTTCCAGTTGCTTATTTTTTCCAATGCCTCAACCAACTGCTCTATCAGCTTCTTCTGTTCAAAGTATTCCTTAGTAGGTATGCAAACTACCATTTTGCTGGATTTTGGTGGCATAGTAGGTGAATCCACTTCTTCCTTTTCGTGTTCATTTGTCCTACAATCCTTGCATCTTATTATAGTGGTCTCGAAATTCATACAAGCTGAATCATGCTCACCGGATACTATTTCATGTGTTTTTGACCATAGATATGGCAACATTTCTTCGCCATCATAGCATCTTGCAGTTTCCTTTTTGCCACAAATATCGCATTTATATTTTACTTCTTTCATTTATTCCTTTCCTTCCATTTCTTCCATTCACCAATAATCATAACAATTATAATCTCCAGCAGAAACTCGGCCATTACAGCAAGTACTAACATAGCCGCTTGTTTCTCGGTCAATACAAAAATATCAAAAACATAACAATATGCTAATACTACTACTCCAACCAATCCTATCATTTTTTAATCCTTTCTTGCCTATTTTTAAGATGCTCTTCAATCTGCAACTTCAATTCTGCAAACTTTTCACAAAACCATTTCTCACCAACAAGCCAATTGAGATAACAAACATCTATACTGCTGGCATAATTACCTTTATGTTTACCAAATGGAATAATAGGGTCAGAGTCATCTTGCATAAGTTCATCAAATCCGAGAGTCATTATTCCTCACTTTCTAAAAAGTATTTTATTTTACATAGGTTTACTACATTTGCAACAAAAACCCTCCCCGTAAGCATCTGAAGAACGTTTGAAATGCCCGCCATGTGTTTTACAGTAATCCCATTTTAATAGTCGAATATTTTCTGCTTCTAAAAACAGGCTTTTAGCCCTTGTCTGCTTACTGGTTATTTGACTGTCAAACTCTTTTATTTTGTTCTCAAATTCATTACTCATTTTGTTCTTCTTTCTAAAAATTTAGGCCGGGTTCGGGACGTTCCCGATGCGTTGCAAACAACCAATTGTAATATTAACAATAATGAGAAACTTAGTTTTGACTTAACATAAAGAAAGCAATCAATTAAAGTTAATTAGTTAATACCCGACCTATCAATTTTCAAAATCAATCATGTGTATAGTGAGACCAGCCAAACCATCTCACCATGCAATACATTAGTTTAGCTTTAAAGAATCCAACACCGTAGAAACACATTAGCTGATAGAAAATCTTATCTGCGTTTAATCTACTTACATCACCTGTACTGTAGAGATAATCGTGTGTAACTGCTGCTATTGTATGCAATCCCATCGGAGAAACTATACTCCAGAATATTTTCATAACACTGCCAAAGTCAGTCTGAAAGCCTTTTGGTATCACAGTAACAACAGAACCGACTCTAACCTTTAACTCACTTAGTAGTTCACACCATCTACCATTTGGTAAGACTCTAAGGTCTAAGTGTCCATCAACTTGTATTCGCATTTTATTTCTCCACTAAAGCAGCACCGACGAGTTCGGCAACCTTTGAGGCTAATGTTTCAACTTCGACTTCCTGTTGATTACTCTTGTCAACTTTTAAGCCCCAGTCATTTGGAGCTTCAAGTTCCAATCCCTGATACTCCTTACCGCCTACTGTAGTGTAATCAGCACTGATACGAGCAGCAGTAAGGTTCGGGTCGGTCTGGGCAAACTGATAATTAAATTTCGCAGTCGTGCATCCAGCCAGCCATATTGTTGCTGTTAATAAAATGGTTAATACGATTGTCTTCTTCATTTTACTTTCTCCTTAATTAAAATTTATTACAAATTTCTTCTTCTTCAACATCCCATATCTCTGTAAATGAGTTAATATTCTTTTGTTTTGTTAGCTTGTTCTTAACTTCTTGTTCTCGGCTTGAAGCTGTTTGATTACTATATTTGTACCATCGTCTATGTTTTCAATGAGTGTATTTATAGTACGAATATGATTGGCATTTTCAGCTTTTACCCTCAAATATTCTACTTCTGTTTTCCTTGATTTTTCAATATAAGCTAAAAGTAATGCATCTTTATTATCAAGTTTAGCTTGAAGTTGCTCGTATTTTTCTACATATTCTGCATACGTCCAAGCTCTTTGCTCATTTCCTAATACCATATCATTTACCGCCTTTCTGCTCAGCTTCACTTCTGAACATCTTTAAGTCAATCTGATCCAAATAAAAGGAGCCAACCAGAGTTGCAGCGCAGAATGGACGTAAACCCGAAATGCCTCTGGTTGGCTTTAGTAAATTGTATTGTTCCACGCCGCATATCGTCAACTTTACACCTTTATTGAATTTTTGTCAATGTTCTTTTTATTATTTTTATTATTTACTAAAAACGCTCAGCTTCAATCCTAAGCCACTAACCTTACCTACCCCTAACCATTATACCTAATTTGAACTATCGTTGAACCTTGCCCTATCCTCATTAGAATTTGGGGTACTCAGTACTTTCTGCCAGCAGCTCGAACAGCAGCATTTGTTCGTGGCCTCAATCACCACCAAAACATTTGCTTTTTTCCCACATACACTGCATCTGGTTTGTATCTTTTTCGGATTTCTGAGATTCCCGGAAAGAGTTTGCCAGTCAAAAAAATTATCCCACTCTTTGAAGTTCTTCATATTGGACTTAAAACCGAGAGATTCAAGAACAAAACGCACGGTTTTTCTGAATGATTCTGAGCGGAAACGAGGGTCTGTATTGTTCCCCCTTGTTCCCCCTTTGGTCCCTATGTTACCCCTATATATATCTTTTTTTTCCATCTTACCTATTTTAACACCCTCTTTTTCCCTACTGGACTTTGGTAAGAATAAGGGGGAACAAAGGGGAACAATGTTGTTTTGCTGAGTTTTCAGCTTCAAAAACAAGGTTTTACTGTTCCCCCCAGAATTGGAACAAAGAGGGAACTTTTGTTGTTTTGGGGGAACATTACTCATTTACGATAAACTCACTTTCATTATCCATTTTAACGCCATAGTAAAAATAGGTAAGTTGTAATCCGGCGCGCCCCCTTTTCCTCGTGCAAAGGGGGAACAACTTTTTGAACGTTTTTCCGAGTTTTCTTTGGCTCTTTACGCCGCAACCTTGAGCCTTACACCACTGTTCGTAACAACTTCGAACGATATCACAACGCACCCGGCCATCATATTCATCAGCTTCACACGGCTCAAAATTCTCATCAAAAAACGCTATTTCTGGCACTGCTTCACGGCGATATTCAGCGACTTTTTGCTTGCATATTTCAGGTATAACAAACCCATATTTCTCAACTTTCCTTGCTCCTTCCAATGCCCATTTAAGTACACCGGGCATTTCGTTTTTGATTATCTGATTCGATAATCCTTTAATTCTCTTATCTTCTGGCACAACGATATCGAATGGAGCAATTAGAAGTCTTCTCCACACTCCGTCAGATGTATCCTTGAACGCTGGCAAGTGATTGGTTACGATCATAATCTTAGCTGTTGGATAAGCTGTAAAAGGCTCTTGGTATAACCTCTTGAACGTATATATTGTTCCACCTGTATAATGTTTAATATGCGATTCAATGGACTCTTCGAGCCTACTCTCTGATTCATCTGTAACATTGAGCATCTTGCCATAAGTTTGGACAACATAGTGTGGATCGTCAAATTTCTCGAGTGGTATAGCTGCTACGTTCTCGCGGCCTAATAAATGTGTCAGCACATCAACAAAGACGCTCTTGCCTGTCCCTGCTTCGCCATAAACGATCATAAAACGCTGTTCGTCCTGGTTATGTTTCATAAGGCAGTAGCCTGCCCATTGTTGAAGCAGGTCAAATAGTTCTTCGTTGCCGCCTGTAACATCAATAAGGAACTTAATCCATAGTTCTGAGTCCTGTTCACCTTCCCAATTATATGGCAAGTAATTGAGTGTGTAGTAGTTTTCTGTACTGGTTACTAATCTATATGGGTAATTACTCCAATCCAGTAATCCATTTTGAAGTGCAATGATATGGTTTATATTAAGTGAACCATCTAAAGAACATGGAGCCGCTTGTTTTGGGCGGAGATAAACATTGTCAAGATAACTTAATTGTGTAATAACATCAGCAATTCGGCGATTAGATAGTTTGATACGTTCCTTTCGTTTACCTTTTTGTGTCCAGCAATTCCGTACATATTTACTGAGATATTTTGCTACCTGTTGTTTAGGATCAACTGTCTGGTATTGATCATTCTTAAAAATTGTCCAGCCATTATGCGGGTGATATCTATGAATCACGCCACATTCTTTTTG